ACGAACCTGTCCAAAGCGATGTTTGCCAAATTGTATGAGCCGCGAATCATGTCCAGACTTTTTGCCACAGAAAATACGATCATCGATCTGAGTGGAGCACCAGATCTAAGACAGCAAGGACTGTGACTCGCAGAAATGGGGCTGGAATCGATCAAACCGGGTCGGCCTATGCCATGGTAGCTCTAAACAAAAACAAGTCAACACAGGTCAAATGTGTGAGAATTTGGACTAAGAGGACAAAATGAATAAGTGGAAAAATTTGGATAATGAGAGGCCAGCAGCCGGATCAGCTAACAAGGTTTTTCTGAAAACCACTGACCCCAGACATAAGGAAGATGCATGTATCGGCGTGGATTACGATATCGGATATTTCGGTCATCAATACGATGTTTGTCCAAAATTCCACTCGATTGTTTCTGGGGAAATACAGACAGGCCTGCTTCGAGGATTGACATATGAGTGGAAATACGTCGAGGATGAAACAGGAGACGAAAATGAATAAGTGGAAATCATTTCTTGATCAAAAACCAGTCCCAAAAAAAATATGTGCTGTGAAAAAGCTGCGCGATATCGGACAAAACGCCTCACGCATATATTTAGGCCATTTCAACCAGATGAAGGATCATTTTCCTGAACGGTTCGATCCTGATTTTTGGCGTTGGATTGAATCCGGGTATATTTCGCCGCGAACAGGCGTCGTGATCGAAAAATCAAAAGACATGATGGTCGACCATGAAGATTTGTTATGGATTTATCTTGACGAGGCTTTCAGCTAGAAATAGTCCCCGAGGACCGTCCTCGGGGTACTAAGTGAGTCTAGAGATAGAAAAAACTTTGCTTCAATTCTTCCATAATCTAGCTGAAATGACAAGAAAAAAAATAAAAAATTTTTCTTCTTTTTAAAGACCAGAAAGACTAAAAAATACTCATATGCACAAGCGTTTGTATCGCTTGCGCGGGCGAGAATCACACGTTTAACATACGCTCTCCCCTGCATTTTTTTCAAACATTTTTTTTGGGGAGAGTATGCCCGATTATCCGCCTCTTGCTTTTATCAAACAGATTGCAACTCATTGTCCAACAAGTCTTTATGTCTATCTTTTGCTTTGGGAGAAAATAGACACTCTTGGACTCGTATCAATCGCTAAACGCGATATCAAGCTGGATTATCTGATGTCACCGAGCATTTTCACCAAAAATCTCTTAGCTCTTGTCAGAGAGGGATTAGTTAGTATCATAGAGGATGAAAAAGAAATTATTGAACTCGAGCTAGTCCTGTGGACAGATTTCGCCCCCGAATCAGATATAAAACTCATCTAGGAGATAATATGAAGGACACAGCATTTTACCTGGGCACAAAGAATCTCGAATATTTGAATAGATTGTCTCAACTCATTTTTGCGGAGATCCGGTTTGAAATAACTCCACAAGAGGTTTTGAAGAAGATCTTTGACTTTATAGTAGAGAAGCCGATCACTCGCGAGGGCTGGCAATATCTTATCGAGAGCTGTCAAATTGATGCCAAGAAAAAAGAGAATGAGATCTCATGCATCGAATATTTACGCTCACAGTCTCATTGCACGCGAAATGCTTTCGCAATTTTTGAGCACTTAGATGCCACATATGCAAATAAGGGGAGAAGGATCATATCGATATATCAAATCGCGGCGGAACTTGATATGAAATATGAAATAGTCTCTAGTGGACTCGAGAGTCTAAGCAGATATGGAGTCATCAAAGTTTACCGCGATCTGATGAAAAAAGGATCTCGGGATATCGAAGTGATGTCATCAGTCACAGTCAGGAAAAAAGCCGCGGATTAATCCGCGGCTCTCTCATAGGCCTCGAGCTTGCGCAAATCATCGATCGGGATGATTGCGCATTGCATGTTATATGATGTCAGGATGACCCTTTCTTTTTCGTATAAAACGGTCGGCATCACAGACCGGATGTTTCTCCGAAAGTCAGTCACAGTATATGTTTTCATGTCATGATCCTTGTTTTCGCGTGTAGACAGCTATCACCATCAGTTTTACAAACTTCTAAAGTGTTGCTTTAGTCCAATCAATATAATCCGAATAATCTTCTATTTCATCATGTTGCATCTCTTCAAATCGTTCTCTGACCGAAAAGAAAAATACATCGTAAGGATACTCAGTTTCGTCTCCTTCCTTGACTGCAGATGCTGTGAAATATGCTCCGCGGTTTGAACAATCGTCGTAAGGGCATTGTTGCAGTATGTATTTTTCTGAGGCTATGTATACATGTCCGAAATCTTCTGCTTGATTTTCCATTTTTGACTCCTAGCGTTTAGCTTGTGTTTGGTTTAGTTTTTACCGTCACTCTCTGCTCTACCTGCTGTGTTTGTTGGCACAGTCACCAGGGATCTGATCGTTTCGATATCACCAATATAGCATATGGTCGAATTTAAAACAACACATGATGTGACTTTTGTGACAAATATTTCGCAAGTCATTGATTTTGCATGGTTTGCAAATATTTAAAAAAAATTATTGACGTTATTAACGAAAAAACCTACAGTGAGAGATATGAGCACGCATATAATGATCACAATACCCGTCAGAACAGTCTCAGAAGCAAATATGTCTGAGCACTGGCGCGCACGCTACAGAAGATCACAATCGCAAAAAGCAGCTGTTAAAGCGATATTTTGTGCCAGGGATCTAGATGGCGAGATAGAGTTACCATGCATTGTGACACTTACAAGAGTTGGCAAGCGTCGCATGGATACAGACAATCTAGCCTCATCACTCAAATATGTACGTGATGCAGTAGCAGAGATGATCATTACTGATAGACCTGGACTTGCGACTGGATGGCACGATGGAGATCCTCGCATTACGTGGAAATATGAGCAGCGAGTCGGAGAGAATTATGCTGTAGAGCTCGACTTACGGACTGTTGCAACTCTATGTCGTGGAGACGCTGTTTGACATCCTCAAGCTCTTTGTTGAGTTTATCGATCTTAGCAAATGCGCTCTTGCGCACGCGAGATAAAGTCTCACGGGTTGCATGTAACTCGATATACAAAGGGTTAACATCAACGTGAGTGGAAGTAGAGTCGAAAAGGTCAAGCTGGAGAAGGTTAGTGGACATATTTGACTCATATAGAATTTTTAAAACATTGGTTTGTGCAAGTTTAGGCTATGCAGTAAGTCAATGCATCGTTGGGTTGATTTTTGGCTCGCTAATAGCTATAACATATTTTGTATTTAAAGACAAGTTAAAACAATTATTTGAATAGGTGTGTATGGGTATTGCCGGTGTTATGCTTAATAAATTCGATATAATCAATGCAATTCACGCGGCTGGAGGTATTATTAAACACGCCGCTCTAAGAATGGGATGCGATTCATCTACTATATACCTTTGGATGGATAGAGATAAGGATGTTGAGCAAGCTGTAAAAGACTCTAGGAAAAAAAGAGAGCAATCTTACATAGATAATGACTTAGAGTTAGTTGAAGCTGCAAGAAAAGTTTTGTTGAGGTCAATGGAGAATGACACAAATGTTAATGCGGCAACTTTTGTTGCTAAGACTAAAGGCAAGTTTGAAACACCAGTAGATAGTAGCACTAGAGTAACAGTTAACATTGATAACTCATAAGGTAAAAAATGAAAGAAGAATACGAAATATTCAAAATGCTATTAAACTATATTGAATACGCTGAAAGCAGAATAGAAGAAAATAAAAGTGATAAAGGGTGTGAGATAATCAGTTTAATAAACCCTTTGCAGGGTAGGTTGAGAGAGCTTATCAATGAGCTTGCAGAAAACAATTAATGGATGAGATCATAATTGACATACCATTTCAGTTCGAACGTAGGCATTACCAAGAGCCGGTCTGGCAAGCTCTTAAATCAGGCAAAAAACGTGTTGTAGCATGCTGGCACCGCGGGGCTGGTAAAGATCTTTTTGCGCTGAATTATCTCATCTGGAAGGCTGTACAGACTCCAGGAGTGTACCTGCACTGCTTTCCAAAGTATAATCAAGGAAAAAAGGCCATTTGGAACAGTGTGCACAATACAGATGATGGCCGTGCCATGTCGTATCTTGATCATATCCCAAAAGAGCTGATTAAGAGCAAAAACAGCTCGGATATGCGCATAGAGCTCTTTAATGGATCCATCTATTGTGTCATGGGGATTGATGGCAAAAACGCCACGCAGGCTCGTGGGATGAATCCATCGTTTGTGATAATGTCTGAGTACGCATACATGGATCCCGAATCTTGGTACACGCTAGAGCCACGCGTATCTCAAAATGATGGTACCGCTCTATTCCTTTCGACACCGAATGGGCAGAACCATTTTTATCATCTATATAACCATGCAGCGCGTGAGGATTCCACGGACTATTTCGCTTCACGCATGACGATCGAAGACACGCAAACACTATCCCCGGACCATATTGACAAACTCCGGAGTGAAGGTATCCCCGAAGATTTCATACAGCAGGAATATTATTGCAATTTCTCAAGAGGAGCAGAAGGATCATACTATGGCAAACAAATCCAGGCCGCCCGTGACGATGGACGATTATGTATATTACGGATGTCTACTAATTTGCCTGTTGGCACTGCTTGGGACATTGGTATCGGTGATTCTACCGCTATATTTTTCTGGCAAAAACTTGCAAATGGAAACATCAACATCCTACATTATTATGAGAATCATGGAGAGGGCCTCCCACACTATTGTAGATATCTAGATCAATGGAAAGCTAAAACTGGATGTATTTATGGACAGCACTTTGTACCCCACGATATGCGGAATGCTGATTTTGGTAGTGGTGATAAGCGCATTGACGTGGCTCGCGCGTTGGGTTACCAAATGACAATTGTCAAAAAAGAGAGTGTGGATGAGGGTATACAAAACGTACGCTCACTACTACCACACTGCTCTTTTGACGAAAAAGAGTGCAAGCAAGGCATCAACGCTTTGGATTTCTACAGGAAAAAATGGAATGATACCTTGAAAGTATATTATGATGAGCCACTGCATGACAGATATAGCCATGGCGCTGATGCATTTCGTTATCTGGCCGCTGGGCTCAAACAGTTTGGATCAAGCACATCATTGACAGCTGAGTCAATACTAGATATGCGGAGGCGAAACCTTGGATTTTAACTATGAAGTATATAGATGCGATAGGTGCAAGCGCAAAGTGCAAGGTGAGGACGTAATTGCTAATCTTGATTATTGCAAAAAGTGCTGGACCACTCCAGAGTCTAATAAATATCTAGTCAGCTGGATAACGCATATGTTCCAGCAGTTCGGCATCGACAGTGCTTCTATGCGCTCGAAATTCATCCGAGATATAGTGAGAGACCATTTCAAAAAACAAAATGTTAAACAAACAACCTAGGATACATTGTGGACAAGAAAATAAAGAAAGTCAAGAAATCTATGGACAAAAAGATGAACGCACTTGTAAAAGAGGATATTCCGCGCGACAAAAAGATTAAGAAATGCGATATGGAAATGAAACATATGAAGAAGTAGGTGATTATGACAGAGCAACTTAAGATACACGCAGATCCGATGATAAATCTATTGCAACAGATCATCGATGAGACAAAAAGAGCAGCAAATGCCACCGAGAGATGCTGCGAAATGATTGAGTCGCAAAACAATTATTTCCAGTTTATCAAAGACGGGATAGATAATTGACTTTAAATCATCCTTTTGGTATGATCTCTTCCAAAGATCACAAGAGGAGATCACATGGACTACCCAAAGCATATATATGTTGACGGATTTAGATGGTGCCTATCCAAAGATTATTACAAAAGAAGTGTATTCATATCACTTCACAGGCATGTTTGGGAAAGGAAAAACGGACCCATCCCTGATGGACATCATATCCACCATATCGATGGAAATAAGAAGAATAATTCGATCGAAAACTTGGAATGTCTTTCAGAGTCAGACCATCACAAGAAGCATTGGAAAGAAAATTATGAGAAAATGGCTTTGCATTTGGCGAAAAACCGAAGAATATATGAGCGGTCTGATGCGCAGAGAGAGAGTTTCTCAAAGTGGTCTAAGAAATTTTGGGTAGATAAAGAAGCCACTGAAGTTGAATGTCCTATATGCAAAAAGAAAAGTTTTTGTAAGATGCCCACTCTTTTTAAGAAGTGTAGGAAGTGCCAAAAAGACACTCACTATGCAGACAATCAGGTAGAGAGAGCATGCAAACTGTGTAATATAAAATTTATATGTTACAAGTATTCCCACACCTTTACTTGTAGCCAGAAATGTGCTGTAAGATCAGGGTGGGCAACAAAAAGGCAAAGAAATGAGTTGGCCAGCATCGAGCCCGATAGCTAGGGAATTAGAGGATTTTTGGAAAGATACCGCGTCGTTAAGCCAACAATGGCAATACGAAGCAGATATAGACCTTAAGATGGTGTCTGGGCAGCAGGATTTCCAAGCAAATGGGTTCAATGTCAACTACCGGAATAGTCGCAAGTTGCAATTTAACCGGCTCTTGCGCCTTATCAACATGATTGGGGGTTTCCAGCGGGACAATCGCCTGGCAACTATTGTTATCCCTGGCGATAATGACATCGACCAAGGAGAAACGACGGAACAACTCACAACTGTACTCGATTGGGTAAAAAGGCGCGATGGAACCTACGAAAAGATATCGGACTGTTTTGACGGATCGAACATCACAGGACTTAACCTTTTGCACTGCTGGATGGACTTTAGAGAGGATCCGGAAAATGGTGAGTTACGAACAGAGAGATTGCCATATAGCGCATTTCTGCTGGACCCATATTGGACGAAACCCGATCTCAGTGACTGCAATAGAGTATGGACGCGCAAATTTCCTACCAAAAAGCAGATCAAAAGCCTCTTTCCCCGCATTGAAAAGGATTTACCAAGCCTTGGCAAAGGGTTTGCATACAAAGATGGCAAATTCCAATTCATGCCTCAGAACTACTACCAATACCAGCAAGAGATCTATGCGTATGATGAATATTGGGTCAAAGATTCCAGGACAGCACGTAAATTGCTTGACAAGGTAACGGGAGAGGTAGCAGAGTGGCATGGTACACGCGAGCAATTTCAAATGCTCCGACGGATCAATCCCAACGTGGAGATGATCAAAGCCCAAATCCCAACCATAAAATTGCATGTGCTGGTCAATAATAATCTAATTTATGAAGAGAAGTCCCCGTGGGGCCTTGATAGACTCCCCTTTATACCATTCATGTGCTATCACTACCCTGAGATCCAGAACTATGCATATCGCTACCAAGGTATTGTACGAGCAGCACGCGACCCGCAAATTGATCTTAACATCCGGATTAATGCTTTACGTGATGTGCTTGATGCTCAAATGCAGTCGGGTGTTATCGTCAAAGAGGATGCTCTTGTAAACCCTGAGGATGCCTTTTTCCAGGGTCCTGGGAAGGTCATGTATCTCAAGCGTACTGCAAATATAGCTACTGACCTCATGATGATCCCGCCTCCTCCGGTGGCGCCGGGATGGATGGAATTCGTTGCGACGATCGAAAAAGAGATCATGGATATTGTCGGACCTGAGGAGCTTTTTGCTCAAAATTTGGGTAACAAAGAGATGTCTGGCGTATTGATGAAACTCAAAATGGGTGCCGGACTCACAGGCTTAAGAAATATTTTCGATCGACTCAATCAGTCACAGATGTTTCTCGGCGAATTGATGCTAGACCTAGTTCTGAATAATTTTTCTGTCGGAAAAATCCAAGCAATCATTGGAAAGCAGCCCTCACAAGTGATCACAGAGGCAACAACACCTGATAAACAACTGAAAGGTCTATCTCGACAATTTTTGAAATATAATTGTGCTGTCGAAGAGGCGGAGCTCACGTCAACACAGCGTCAATTGCAATTCCTACAGGCAGTCCAACTCAAATCAATGGGTGTACCTATACCAACGAAATACCTGCTCGAGAAATCGACTCTACAGGGTAAAAAAGAGCTATTGGAAATCATCATGCAAGAAGAGCAACAGCAAGCACAAATGCAGCAAGCGCAAGCTCAAGCCGAATTGCAGCAATCACAAATGCTATCTCGATCATTCGAAGCGAAAGCACAATCTGATTTCGGTCGGGCAGTAGAAAGTCGTACTAGGGCTATGGCTGACATTGGATTGTATGAAGAAAGAAAAGCTCAAGCTACTCATGATATCGCTAAAACGGCCCTTGACAACGCTAAAGCTCTCAAAGAGATCGAAGAAGTTGATGAAGACAGACTGGTTAAGTTAACAAATTACATCCTTGACCTACAGCAACGTCAGCAGGAAAAGGCAATGTTGGAGGATGAAAAGATACTGGAACTTGCTGACAAAGAATCTGCTCCTGTGGATGCTGCTGAGAAACAAAGTCGACCCCAACAACCGAACAGGATGGCACAATGATAGAAATGGAGTTAGCAGAGTATGATTTCGATATAATTTGTGGGTTGAAAAATGTGGTCCGTGGATACACTGCAGCATTCTCAGAAATTTGCCCGAAAGAAATTAAAGAAAAGTTTGGAAATTTAATCATGATTTTGGAAGAATGCGAGAAGTTGCACAAAGGATACACACACGTGAGGGTGGCATAATGTATGACTCCCTTGAGCATATTTTAGAACGCATTGAGTATTACAGGACGCAGGATGATTCGATCTCGATCGATAGCGCGTTTCTTACGGTCATAAATGAGTTAATATCGATCAAAACACGTCTAGACATGCTTGAGACAGAAAATGAGGTGGAAAATGAGATGCACAGCTGATGATATTGAGTCCAATAGTCGAGTAATAGATTTAACGCAAGAGTACTGCCTTTCATTTGCAGAAGGATGCGCGATAAAATGCCTCCTAGATACATCAGAAGGTTTGAAATCTGATCGTATCGCCACAGCAATCTGGTATTTGCAGCAATATTTGGAAGGAATGGCCGGAAATCACATAAGTAATCTAGCGAAATCGGATGTGAGGAGGGAATATTTCCGCGATATGATGTCGAATTTCAGTGAAGCAGATCATGCCCCTCGGGATGAATGGAAAAACCCTCTGGTGGATTTCCCAAAGGTCGGAACACTTTG